GGCAAGCATGGATACTACACGGAGAGTGAGACCATCAACCCTCTGAAGCTGTCACACTACATGATAATGAATGAGGTAATCATGTGCGTCTGTGCTCTGTGGTTTGAATGTTATCAACTCAGGTTCTCAGAGGCAATCAAACTGGTTAAAGAGAAGAAGATTAGCGGTATGGGTGAGCAGGGGGACAGAGCTGACTTTTCCCACACCAGAAGAGTCTCAGAGGCCCTTAAAATGACATCAGTTTGCCTTCTGTACTTCCTGGAATCGAAGGCAAAGACTGGAGATGCTCTGTCTAACTTGAGGTATGCCACGATGGAGATCTTCAAATCAGACAAGAGCACACCGGCTTTTCCCATGAAAGTGATGGGATCTATAGAGCCGATGATGCGATCCAGGTTAATGGTTTGGATTGTCCAGAGGTTCAAGGTGACATTCGAGTGGCAACAACAGCATCCGCTCCAACTACAACTTCCTTCTGATGACCAAGAGGATGCTGTCCAGGGGTACGACAGTTTTGAGAACTTGAAGAATGCCTTCACAGGAGGTTATTTACACACGGGTACAGCAGCATTACAAACATTCTACATAGGGTCACTACGTGACCCTGATGTCATGGAAAGACACTCGAGCAACTTCCTGATTGTCAACAAGATCTTGAAAGAAGAGATCAAAGGGATGAGGGTGAGGCCAGAATACCTTGGCACTGGATCTCCATATATCAGGGTGGCTGATCTCAAACCCATGCCTGGAGTGACCAGGGCGCAATTTGCCATCCCAACGGAGTGGTCCGAGATACCTGATGTGACTGGTCTGAGAGATCATGAGGCATCTGGTGAATTTTGTGCCTGGATAGGGATACATGTGAGAGACAAGATGAGAAAGAAATACGGAGGTGAGGCGAAGTTCATTCAACACTTCTACTCGAAGCTGAATGGCATGATGCGGAAACAGACATATCAGCAGTATGCCACCCTAAAGGCGAGTGCAGTCCTCACAGACAATGAGGTGTTCAGTGATGAACTCAAGGGGAAGATGAATAAGAGGATCAAGGCACTGGAGGCTGTCTTACTTCGACTGCACTCAATGCCGGAGGAATCATCCAGCCTTTACCCATTCCTGGAGATAGCCGACTTGATAGATGAGGTCGAAAAAGTAGGTGGTGGAGTCAATCTGTTCATGAAGAACCAGGTGTTCAATGTTAGAGAGATTTATGTGCTATCAATATCTTTCAGGCTGCTGGCCTCCTTCCTAGAGTATTGCTCAAGAATCATTTGTGAAGACATGGAGCAGGAGATGATGACAAAGCCTGAACAGAAACAGGCCCGGCATGATGCTCACAACCGTATCGTCGAGACCTTACGGAAGAAAGACAACTATGACACCGAC